TTTTTGCGTCTTGCGCAGTGCTCAGCAGGTCTGAGTTCAGCGACATCACATGGCCGTCGCCTAATCTCATTTTTCTTCCCTCACCACAGCGGTAGCTACCTCTACTAACTCTCACTCGCCGGCCTCCGAAGAGCCGAGCTTTCCTTACGTCACTTGGGTCACTGATCACGTCTACGACTTACTGCCAACCCTACTCCCGCAGGACACTACTGTCCCAGCGGTACTAGCAGAACTACCGAAGTAGCGGGCCGAAGACCTGGCGGTACACACTTTCAACTGCAAGGTAGCTGGTTAGGCGTCCCCGACAGTACCGAGTAAACGGCGGCTCCAGGCCAGGCCCTGCGTTCCTTGCACGACGCTGCTGACCCCGGTTACAGGGACAACGCCGACGGGGATAAGGGCGCAAGCAACGATCACAGATCACCTCACAACGCAAGAACAGACACGAGGGAGAGACAGCCTTAGCTGTAGACACCTAGTGGGCTCAGAATTCAGACTTGCATCCTCACACCTGGCGGACACGCCTCAAGCCCCGCACTACCAAACCGCGTCAGGCTGACGACTAGGAAGACGAGAAAACTCGAATTCCCTGTCGTACGACAGCTTGACCGGTGGGTCAGGAACGGACTCTCCAACTTTTCTCTCGTCGATGTATGGTGGAGGGGCCTCCCAGTCGCACGCAGCCTGTGAAAGCAGAACGTGACAAAAGACCGGGACTCCCTTCGAGTCACCATACAAAGAACGAAAGAACCTCACTCTACGAACTCTTCTCCAGCTGAAAACGTCTGTAAGAAGAACTCTTGGACCTTCAGAGAAACACAGGGGAGGGACGCGAGACTCAGACAACTGCAGGCAGTACCTGAGCGCAGACCTCAAACGACACTCTTGAAAATCCACAGAGAACTTCCACGACGCCATCTCGCGATCGTTAACCAGTACTAACTCAGGACTCAAAGACTCAGAAGGAACCACAACAACGTGGTCCTGAGAGTACACCACGTTGTGTGGCACAGGAGCCCTAGGCAGTACTGATAACGAGAGATCACCGGAGAGGAGCCCAAACACCCTACTCATCCTAAAAGCCAAAGCCCCCCGAAATCCGAGCTCATCAGGAAAGAACCGGACAGACTTCAAAGACACAATGTGCCACGAGAAGAAAGCCCGAGCCGCCCTCCATCGAACTTCGGTAGGTTGGTCCCTAGTGAAGGAGTGAAAAGAAGAACCGAGCGAGTTCACGTAGTCAACAGGCCTAAGCATACCGAACCTAAGCGTCGGCGTAACCTTCAAAAACCCTGAATCCCACTCAAAAAGAGTAGAATTCAAGGTTCCGAAGGAACGCGAAACTGAGGTCTTCGACACCTCGACCTCAAGGCCCAAGGTTTTGACTACACTCATCCACTTCTCAGGGAACGTAGAGTTAGGCGACTGAAACAAGATATCATCGCCGTTGATCAGAAGCGGCAGGGGACCCAGCCCTTCTGACTCCCTAGCAAAATCAAAACTCAAAAAGTTCTGAATGCAAAGGAGAGGGAAAGACAGGTACGAACCCATCATCTGACCACGACTAACCTCGAACTCAATACCATGCTCTACGTTCCACAAAACGGGCCGAAGAATCGATCTTGCAT